GGTGTGACAATGGATGAAGTTAGCCACAAAGATATATATGATCGCCTAGTTGCCGTCGAATCCAAAGTAGATAAACTTGACGGCAACACTCAAGAGGTCGTGGCTGCTTTTGAAAACGCCAAAGGCGCATTTATTGCACTTGATTGGATTGCTAAATTTTCAGGCACGATATTAAAGATAGCGGCATTTTTGACCGCGGTCGGTGTTGCGACAACAGTTATTTGGGAACGATACACAAAATGAAATCACCCAAACTCGTGCTGGTACAGTGGATAGACGCTTGCCATGCACCGAGTGCATGGCAGTTCGGCGAAGAAATCCAAGATCACCGTTTTGGGTGACATCAAGAGGTAGCACATGGCAGCTCCAAAACTTAGCGACGAACAATTTATTGCACTCTGGCAAAAATACGCGAGCGGTCAAAAAGTAGCAGAGGCTAGCGGCATGGGAATCCGGCAAGTAATGCGGCGACGTGCAACCCTTGAGGCTAGCGGTGGCATTGTATTAAGTGCTGATGTTCACAGCGGCAAAGTTGAAAACCGAGCGTTTTACTACCGACACCAGATGGCCAGAGCCGACGCAAAATTATACAACGGTATAATATTCGTGGCCTCGGACTGCCATTATCATCCTGGCGAACCATCAGTAGCGCACAAAGCCTTTGTAAAACTCGTTAATAAACACAAGCCCGATATCGTCGTCATGAACGGCGACGTGTTCGACGGTGCTACAGTCTCACGCTATCCTCAAATGAATTGGCAAGCGGTAAGACAACCCACTGTCAAAGAGGAACTTGAAGTGGTTGCTGAACGCCTAGACGAGATTGACAAGGTTGCTGGCAATGCTTTACGCATATGGACGCTCGGCAACCACGATACCCGTTATGAAGCGAGGCTTTGTCAGGCAGCGCCACAGTATGAGGGCGTTCAGGGGTTCGCTTTGAAAGACCATTTTCCTGCTTGGACTCACGTTCTTAGCGTGATGGTGAACGACAACCTGATGATAAAGCACAGGTACGCAAACGGGATTCACGCTACCTACAACAACACTGTAAAGGCTGGCATCTCAATCGTGACAGGACACTTGCACCGATTGCAAACAACCATCTGGTCTGATTACCTTGGATCCCGTTTTGGCGTAGATACTGGAACGCTAGGGGAAGTTGATGGTGAGCACATGTCGTATGGCGAGGACAACCCAAAGAATCACGCATCTGGATTTGCTGTGCTGACAATCAAAGATGGGGTGCTACTGTATCCAGAATTCTGCTACGTTGTCGGCGGCAAGGCTTACTTTCGAGGGGCAGAGGTATGAAACTCGTAGATGACTCACGCGACTGGTCGAAGTGGTGGTCGGTTAGACTATCCATTATCGGCGGTGCTTTATTAACTTTCCTAGAGGTGTTTCCTAGCCATGTCGCTACTGTCATCAATACTCTCCCTGCTGAAATCAGCGGACAAGTCCCAGACACCATCCTCAAAGGAATCGGAATCCTCTGCGTCCTCGCCAGTCCAGTCGCAAGGGTCATCAAACAAAGTAAGCTGGATAGCTAAAGCGACAGACCAGATCAAGCAAGACGAAGGGTTAGTCTTGCACGTCTACGATGACACATTAGGGTATTCCACTATCGGCTACGGGCGACTTGTTGACCGACGCAAGAACGGTGGCATCAGCGAAGAGGAAGCACTTTACCTGCTGAAAAATGATGTCAACGCTCGATTGAACGTGCTAGAAAATGCGATTGACTTCTTTGCTAGGCTAGATGATGCGCGTAAAGCTGTCTTACTGAATATGTCATTCCAATTGGGTATTGCTGGTTTGCTAAAGTTTAAGAGTACGCTGAGTTATATTGAATCTGGCGACTACGAAAATGCATCAGCCAATATGTTGAAGTCTCTCTGGGCAAGACAGACACCCAACCGAGCCAACCGACTGGCTGAACAAATGAGGACAGGCACATGGCAATATGGATGAAGTTCAAAGGCTACCTGATTGCACTAGCAGGGGCTGTGCTAGGCGTTCTGAGCGTTTATTTCATAGGACGTAGCCACGGACATAACAAAGCAAAGACAGACGCACGAGAGGCTGATAATGCACAAGCAAGAAAGATCGAGGACTTGGCGGATAGGGTTCGTCGTGCTGATGGTGACAACGCTACCGCTGTTGAACGGCTGTCAAAGCATAAGCGGCTCAGAGACCTCTAGGGCGATTTGCAGAGAGCTGGATAGGGACTTGCCTACCTACTCGGTAAAAGACACACCAGCAACGCTAGAATCAGGCGCAAGGTTTGTAGATGTATTCAACGCAGTTTGTGGAAAGCAACTAAAATGAGGTGATGGTATGTGGATTGCAATTCTTTATATGTGTTTAGCTGATAAATGTTTTTTTGTGGATTCGCTGCCTTCTTACACGAAAGAAGGTTGTATAGAAATGGCACAGGCCGCAAGCAAGCAACTTACAGATGACCCTACAGTTGTCGCTTTTGACCTGACCTGTATAAACGTCAAACTATCAGAAACTTGAATCCAATGTCCTGATGGGCATGTTTTGGTACATTGCCCATTTATCTTGTATCTCAGGAACCTCACTAGCTGGAACCCACCCGAGTGTGCGCCACCGTGTTGTAATGCAAGTACCTGCCTTGGTGTAAATAAACTCATTGTCCAAGTGCTTTGCTAAGTTTTTTGTGTGCTTCATCTAACCTCTCCTTAAATTTTTTATGGTTCATTCTGAGCCTATGGGCGCAGTAATAGTCGTTTTCGTACAAGTATGCAATGTACTTTGCTTTGACAACCGCACGTAACATTGCGTTTAAGGCGCAAACTTCTTTCTCTACAATGTCAGCGTCTAGTATATCTGGCCTGATTTCGTCCGGTTCTGCGTCATCCCAAACCGCACCAGCTTCAGATAGGTAATGCCTTTCTGCACTAGCGCACATACTAGGTACTTCTGGCCCAGTGTATCCCTGCATCGCAAATGACCAGTTAACTAATCGATCTCGCAGTGTCATAGGATTTCCTCTGATTTGTATTTAAATTCGCTTCTCCAGTTTGTTTTGGGAGGGTAAATTTTACCCCTTCTCTCGTACCCATTACATCCACGAACAATTACGGACGCATTAACTTGTAAAAATTTTGCCGCTGCATTGCTAGTTTCAAAAACATTCCCATCAATAAACCATAGTTTAGATGTTCTTTTGTTCGCCGAATTTTGCTTGGGTGTTACCCATTTGCAATTTTCTTGCTCGTAGTGTCCGTTGTTGTCAATTCTATCAATCCATGATTTTGGAGGTTTATCGCCCATGTCTTTGTAAAAATCATCAAATGATTTCCATTTAATTTGAATTCCTCTACCACCGTAATTTTTGTATTCTGGAAGTTTTGGGTTTGTGCATCTTGACACCATTCCCCTCCATGTCTTGTACTCTTTGCTTTTGCTTTTCCCGTGTGTTGTTGCACGTTTAATAAACTCATCGGCTTTTTTGCATCCGCATGATGTTGCTCTGCCGTTTTTTAAAGCACCCCTTTGTGGAAAACAAAAGTTTCCACATTCGCATAAACATTTTGCTTTTGGGTTTTTTTTATCTTTAATTAAAGAAACAACAGTTAATTTGCAGTACTTATCACCCACGTTTACCCGTGACATTTATGTACCCTTCCTCAAGAAGTAGTTGTAGTGTTTTCGCATTGTTTTTATACGAAAACTGGCGTTTTTCATCCCTTGACATCGTTTTGCCGCTATCAAGCTCTGTGTGACAACGGTAACACAAAAACATGATAGTTGCATCTGATGCTTTTATACCCATCCCTTTGCCTTGGTTTGAATGAGCTGCCACTATTGTCCCGTCATCTGTCCCGCACTCAACGCAGGACATATTTCTGGCTAAATCTAGCAATTTACGATTTCTGTAAGTTCCATACGACACGAACATTCTCCCGAAGATCATCCGCTGCTTGATCACCACGAACCCTGCGGATGGTGTTTATGTACCGTTGTCTGCTGTCTCTGTCCGGTAGCTTGCAGACGTGTTTTGCCTCACACCAAGCCCTCCACTCCTCTGAATCCGTATGTACCTCCTGACCACTTGGTAGGGTTGTTGTTGTAGCCATGATGATGCTATGTCCGGTTGAATTTTGATGATAGTTGAAACTTTGCCACGTTTGTGTCTGGTGGGCTTGGCGTTAGGTCTTGGGGCATCAGGCTCATTGCCTAGCGACCATAAAGCTCGTGGTGTACCTCCGCTGTCTGGCTTCCATGTGGATATGTGTATCCTGCCTTCGTATTTTAGTATCTTGAGGTGGTAGGTAATGCGAGACTTTTCTACTGAAAACTCTTGTGCAATATCTCTTACATGGCAAGCACCCTCATGCTCAATATACTTTAGGACTAACTGTCTGGTATCCATATTAGTTACAGATCGTTGTGCAAGCTGTGCCATTACAGCAAGTATTGCAGATGGTTGTCTTACCACCAACCATAAATATCTGGGTGGTGCAGGCGGCGTGTGCTGCCGTAAACGACATAGTCAACACGATAGCTAATATTGTTCTCATTGGTTTTCTTCCTTAAAAAGTAACACACTGTTGATAAAGTCTGTAAATTCTTCTTTTGTAAGATCGGTGGTGCTAGGGTCTGACTCCATCAG